ATAAAGCTTATGAATTGCTGGACGACCCAGCAATTCCACAGACGTATGATTTTTCATCAAGCAGAATTACTTCATCTAGAACGGCCTTTCAGAATGCTTGTGACATCATTCGAGATGAAACAGGACATTGTCCTATGGAAGCTTTGAAAGAAGAAGAAGTGTGGCTGCGTGGCCCTGAGATGGCTCCTGTATTATACATCGATCATCTAGACAACGACGGTAATCCGGTCTATGAAAAGAGGAAGTAACTGTGCCTTCAGTACTTTCTCATACTATGGTGTTCGGTGGAGCACCTTTAACTAACCACACTTCAGGAGCTACACAACTCCAAAGTTATCACTATCCGGGGCCGATGCAACCTGCATCAACAACTCCGACTGTCCTTGCTTATACACATACATTCGGCGGGGCTCCTTTTACAAATCATACTTCTGGAGCTACTCAACTTCAGAGTTATCTTTTTCCCGGTGCATTACAGCCGCAGCCAAGTTCTGGCGCGATATCCTTAACTGCAGGCCAAGGGACTTACACCTTAACAGGTGTCTCAGCAGTTCTCAGACGATCAAGAGTTACAACAGCTTCGTCGGGATCGTATGCAATAAACGGACAATCTGTCAATCTTGTATACACAGCTGCAGGACGTATTCTAACAGCTAGTCAAGGTTCACTAAGTCTTTCAGGCCAGACTTCTATTCTTAGAAAAGGAAGTCGTAGTGTAAATTCAGCAGGTTCATTTACTCTTTCAGGACAAGCTGTCAATCTTACATATGCTGCTTCTCCCTTCAAAGTACTTACAGCTTCTGTTGGACTATTCTCTATCGCAGGAAAGACGGTAGAACTTCGTTACGGTGTTAAAGTAGGGGGTATAGGTCTTAGGTCTGCACACGCCTTAAAGCCTCATAAGCCACATGAACCTCCCTATAAGCATCAATTTCCTTCTAGTCATGAAATATCTATTCACCAGTCAGCTTCGATTTTAGCTAAATCTGGCGGACATGCTAGAGCAAGAAATTTAACTCCAAGTCAACGTGTGAACATCGCTAGGAATGCTGCGAATGCCCGCTGGAAGTAGTAAAAGTAAAAACCTGCAAGCATATTCAGGCAAGAAAAGCAAAACCAGCAAGCATAAACTTGCTCCATATAAAAAACCAGCAAGCATAGGCAAGCATGCTAAGATTGTTGGTTCTTTAGGCGGAAGACCTAGGAAAGATATTAATCCCTATGCCTAAACGTAATCAAAAAGGTGAGGTTGAGTTGACTTCAGTAGCAGGCAACGCTCTGCATGGTTTTCACAACGCAGATGGTAGTACGAACTTCGTTATCAACGATGGGAGTACTTACACTGGCTATAATCACCGCAGTGGTGCCATCAACGGTGTCATTACAACTTCAAGGGCTGCTACCAGACACCCCAACGGCAGCCAATACGTAATTCTTCAAGCAGATGGGGTTGGATACACTCCCGTTGGTTAAGAAGAAAGTAACGACCGAGTTACAACAACAAAGAGAAGATCGAAGGATACAAGCAGAGAACAGTCTTGAGTCTTTCATCAATCTTGTACAGCCTAAGCGTATGCTAGGCAACATCCATAGGGATGTTATAAACTGGTGGACACGGCCGGATGCAAAGACGCACCAGCTGTTACTCCTGCCCAGAGATCACATGAAGTCTGCGTTAATCGCTTACCGTGTGGCATGGGAACTTACGCGGGACCCAACCTTGAGGGTTCTGTATATTTCTTCTACTTCCAATCTGGCTATCAAGCAGTTGAAGTTCATTAAGGACATATTGACGTCAGACGTCTATCGTCTGTACTGGCCGGAGATGGTTAACAAGGAAGAAGCAAAGAGAGAGAAATGGACCGAACGGGAAATATCACTTGATCATCCAAAACGTAAGGAATGGTCTATCCGTGATCCTTCTATCTGGACTGCTGGTCTTACTACCAATATTGTTGGTATGCATTGTGATATTGCAGTGCTCGACGACGTGGTTGTGGCAAACAATGCTTACCAAGAAGATACACGAGAAAAGATAAAGGATCAATACTCCCTTCTGTCCTCAATTGAAACGGTTAATGCTAGAGAGTGGGTTGTTGGTACTAGGTACCACCCTAAAGATCTTTATAGCAGCCTCAGAGAAATGGAGATAGATGAATATGATGAACTGGGAAGTATTCAACGAAGTGAACCCCTTTTCGAAGATAAGGAATTCCCTGTTGAAAACCTTGGAGACGGAACTGGAGAATTCCTTTGGCCCCGATCTCAAAGCCCTGACGGAAAGTGGTTCGGTTTCAACAGCGAAGAACTCGCAAAGAAACGGGCGCAATATATCAATAAAGTACACTTCCGAGCCCAATATTACAACGATCCAAATGACCTCGACTCCGCTCCAATCAACAGAAGTCTCTTCCAATACTACGACCCAAACTACGTATCCCGAAGAGACGGGCACTGGAGTTTCAAAGGAGCTCGCCTCAACGTCTGCGCAGCAGTCGACTTCGCCTATTCCACAGGTAAAAAATCCGATAGCACGTCGATCGTGGTTGTCGGAGTTGATGGATCGCAGAACTTCTACGTCTTAGATATAGACAGGTTTAAGACCGACAAGATGAGTGATTACTTCCAACGTATCTTCAAACTCTACGAGAAGTGGGGATTCCGAAGAATACGAGCTGAAGTCTCGGTTGCTCAACAAGTAATTGTTAAAGATCTTAAGGAAAGCTATATACGCCCTATGGGCTTATCTCTCGTTGTGGACGAGTATCGTCCCAGCAGATGGCAGGGCAGTAAAGAAGAGCGTATTATGGCTGTACTTGAGCCTAAGTACGCCAACCATCAAATCTGGCACTATCCGGGCGGTAACTGTCAGATACTTGAAGAAGAATTAATTTACACCAATCCAGCTCACGATGACGTCAAGGATGCTCTTGCATCTGCAATTGATTTCGCAATAGCTCCGATTGATACATATAGACAACGGAAAGCAGAGAGTAGTGCATTCAAATATCATAGTCGTTGGGGCGGTGTCGCTTGACAAGTAGAGTTCTATCCGTCGAGGACATTGTTTCTCCAGATCGTATGGCAACTAGAATTGCCGAAGACTGGATTACTAAAGATAATATGAGGCAGACATGGAAGACCGACATTGAAGAAATTCGTCGATACGTCTTCGCTACAGACACGTCCCATACCAGCTCCGGAGCCACTCCTTGGAAGAATAAGACGACGATTCCGAAGCTTTGTCAGATTCGTGATAATCTTTATTCTAATTACACGGCTACCATGTTTCCGAAGAGGAAGAACATCGTATGGGAAGCCAATGAGAAATCCGCAGACAGCAAGGCTAAACGGGACGCTATAACCAACTACATGATCTGGGTGATGGAACAGCCGTCATTCAAGCATGAGATGGACAAGGTCATTCTTGACTACATCGACATGGGTAACTGCTGCGCTACTGTCGAATGGGTGGACAGCAGAGCTGAACAACCTACGCAGATGCAGTCCGGCTATGTCGGTCCTGCTTTGAAGCGTATCTCACCTATTGATATGGTGATGAATCCTACCGCAGAGAACTTCCAAGTATCTCCTAAGATTATCAAGTCTGTCATCTCACTAGGTGAGTTGAAAGAACTTCTCAATCGTATGAGTAACGATGACAATCGTGAAGAATACGAAGAGATCTGGGACTATCTGAAGAAGATCCGTGGACATGCTAAGACCGCCGCAGGCGAGTGGCAGCAGCTAGACAACCTCTACAGCATGGATGGTTTCTCTTCATTCCAGATGTATCTCTCTTCAGACACAGTTGAACTGCTTACTTTCTACGGAGATCTCTACGATAGTGAGAATGACATTCTGTACAAGAATCATGTCATGACTGTCGTTGATCGTCATAAGATGATCAGCAATAAACCTAATCCGTCCTTCTTTGCTTATCCTCCGATCTTCCATGCCAGTTGGCGGAAGCGTCCGGATAATCTCTGGGGAATGTCTCCTCTCGCTAATCTCGTCGGTATGCAATACCGGATGGATCATGTTGAGAACATGAAGGCAGACATCTGGGATTGGGCTACATATCCAATGATTAAAGTGAAAGGCTTTGTTGAAGCCTTCACGATGCAACCGGGTGAGATCATCTACGCCTCCGAAGAAGGAGACGTCGATGTCATTCAACCTCAGGTTCAAATACTACAGGCTAACAGTGAAAATGCGTACTTAGCAGCCT